CCTAAACCAAAACCTCCTAGGTTGTCAAAACCAGCTGATTCAAAATCTTTAGTGCCGGTATTTCCTTTTCTTTGTTCAATTAACTCTGATTGTTGAGTTGCTTGAAGTTTAGTTCTTTTATCTTTGCGATCTTCTTTGTATTCCTCTTTACTATTAATCACTTGCGATTCAACTTCTTTAAGCTTCATGTTAAGCTGGAATTCGTATTCCATAAGCTCTTTTTTGATTTGCGCTTCTCGTTCTAATTTTTGAATAGATAAATTAGACTTGATAGTTTCAAGCTGAGTCTTGCTTTCTGTAAGGGCTTGTTCTTTTTGCATTTCAGCTTGAGCAGCGGCTTGAGCAGCTCTTGCGTTAGAATCAGATTGAGCTTGGATATTTTCCATTTGCATTTTTCTATCTTCAGCTGCTTTTTTACGTCTTCTAACTTTAAGCAATTGATTAGCTAGTTTTATATTTTTTATTTCTCTAACGTCAATAGCATCTTCAAGATATATTTGATCTCTTTGCATAGCTACTTGTATGTTATTTTCAAGTAGTTGTTTTTCTTCTTCGTCAGGCGACAATTCTAAGAATATTCCAAAATCGTGTAAATGCAATTTTTTGATTTCTTCTAATGTTCCAACGTTAAACTTTCCTATACCACTTATAAAAGCATTTTTAGTGTTAGAATACTCTAGCACGTCAGATATTCTTAGAGCTACTGTTTCTGCGGTCTTCAAAGTAATATAAAGACCAGATTGTAATACGTGTCTTGTAGCTGTATTTGAATTTGCAGCCGCTAACTTTTGAACACCTACTAATGCGTCTTTTGAAGGCATACTACCATCTCTAGCCTCATTTAATCCCGTAACGTCTCTCATCATTTGCAGATAATAGTTGTAAGAATTAATTAAGCTATTTATTTTTGCATTACTGCCAGAAGACTGTAGTTCTTGTATAGGAGCTTTTCCATGGTTAAACTCACCGTCCTGCGTCATTGATCTACCAATAACAGAACCAGTTTGGAAATACATATTTAGTGCTTCTTGCGGATTGTAATTAGTCCCATTACCAAGATCTATTTCAGCAATACCGTCTGCATCTAAATAAACCCCGTCTGGAACCATCCTAGACATTACTTGTTGTAACTTTAAATGTGTTAGTTGAATCATATCGGCAAAAGATGTCATTCTACCAACCAAAGATTCAATCTTACCTTTATATATTCTAGGAGCAACAATGTTATACGACATATTAACCTTTGTCGTATCCGACTTAGGTCTTGTCATATTCTCAGCTAATTTCCACTCTAATAGTTTATTGCTACCAATTATTTTAGCCCCTTGATAAAGAACCTCTATTGATCTATTTACTTTTTCAAACCTAGCTCTTGAATCTGCAGGTGGATTAAAATCACCTTCTTTTTTAATAGCCTTGCTAGCTCCAGTAGAAGTTTCTTTTATTTTGTAAACTTGATTTTGGAAAGTTTTGTATTCAAAGTAAAGAACGTAAACGTGATTAACGTCTTCCGCGTCTGAAGAAGCATAGCTTTTGTTGTAAAGCATTGCATTGCTGCCAGTTCCTTCTATTTGTTTAATATCTTCCTCTGTTAAATCAGGATATTGTTTTTTAAGATCAACTAAACTTACTCTTCTAATTTCGCCTACATAATACAAGTCGTCAAAATAAGGGGACTCCGTGTAAGAATAAACTATATCTGCAGGATCTACATAATCTATTCTAATCCCTTCTGAAGTATTAAAGGTTGTTTTATTACAAGCAATACCAATTGTTGCTAAATCGTAATCTAATCTTTTCTTTATTAAATGATATTTATTATGATCAAATACATTTGCTATAGCCTCTTCTTCAGCAATTTCAATAGCTTGCTTGTAATCAAGCTGCATATGTAATTGTAACTCTTCAGTGGTTTCAGGTAAATTAGCTTGGTCATTGTTAAACATGTTAACCCCAAACTCTCCTTGTACTGCTTGCAATAACTCTTTGTTCTGCATATCCTGCACAATACTCGTAACATAATCTGTTTTCTCTTTTACAGCATAAGGGTCTTGCGAGTAAGCCTTGATGTCGTAAAGCCTATCCGATATACCATTAACTATAATGTCAACAAACTTAGGTATAATAGGTACCGGTTTCCAATCTAAATTTAAATAAGACAAGTCTCCGTTTATAGACAATTCATCTTTATATTTTTGCGAGGATTGTTCCCCTCTAGCATATAGTCTTAATCTGTGAAAACTATCCCTGTTAGCATAATATCTTACTGCTCCAGATTCTCTTTTGAACCATTCACCTTCGATAGCTTTTGAAACTTCTAATCCATATTTTAGATCTGCTTTTTCTTGATCGCTAACCGCTTGGCTAGGGAATATACCTTTTGGTAGTATTTTTGACATCTATTGTATTATTTTT